ATGGAATGAGATTCTTAGACCATTTCCCAGAAGAGCTAAGGAATAGGACAGTCGGGAATGAGATGTTTATAGAATTTAAAAACGGCAGTACATTTCAAGTTATAGGTTCTGATAACATTGATTCTATAGTTGGAACTAATCCAAGAGGGGTAGTATTCTCTGAATATAGTTTACAAGACCCAAAAGCTTGGGATTACGTTAGACCAATATTAGCTGAGAACGAAGGCTGGGCGATTTTTAATTTTACACCAAGAGGAGAGAACCACGCAAAAGATTTACTAGACTATGCTTTATCAGATAAAGAAAATTGGTTTGTTTCTAATTTAACAGTAGACGACACTAAAGCAATATCTAAAAAAATATTAGAACAAGAAAGAAGAGAAATAAAAGCTAAAAACGGAGACGACAGTATATATCAACAAGAATACTACAATAGTTTCTCAGCTTCATTACAGGGAAGTTATTATGGAAAGATTATAGAGAAGATGGAAGGCAACGGAAAGATAACTCAAGTACCTTATGAAGAGAATTTATTAGTTGATACCTGGTGGGATTTAGGGATAAACGACTCAATGGCTGTAGGTTTCTTCCAGAAGCACGGATTACAATGGAGACTAATTGATTATATAGAAGGAAGTGGAGAGGGCTTACGATACTACAGAGACTTATTAGAAGAGAAAGGGTATTCTTATGGAAAGCATTATGCACCTCACGATATAGTAGTTAAAGAATTAGGAACAGGCAAATCAAGACTTGAAACAGCGAAAGATTTAGGACTGAAATTTGAAATAATACAAGAAAAAGATAAAATTAAATCAGCAGTTCCGAATATACCAATACAAGATGGTATTCAAGCATTGAGAGGAAGGCTACCAAGTCTATTGATTGATGAAAATAATTGTTCAAGAGTTATAAAGTCTTTAAAAAATTATCATAAAGACTACGACGAAGTTAATAAAGTTTACAGAAACAACCCTAAGCACGATTGGAGTTCTCATTGTGCTGATATGATGAGGTATTGGGCAGTGACAGGAGAAATAAAACCAGTTGAAAGACCACAATACAAATTTAAAATAAATAACTATGGCTAAAAGCGAAATAGAACAATTTATAGCAGATAACGAGAACATGGATGTAGAAGTTTCTCCCGGAGTTTCTTACAGTTTGAGAGATATTATCAACAACAACTATAGATTGTTCAATGCTCAATTTCAATCAGGTGAGTATGAAGAAAACGGGTTCAAAAGAATCTTCATGCGTAAGATGTGGGTAGTATACAGAACCTTAATACAGGGTTCTGATTTAGATCTTAAAAACTTAAATGTTCGTTCAACTAACGGCATTAAACAAAGACTAACTGGGTTAATGAGACAAATGTTTGTCTCTCATCTATCTAGAAACTTTTTTGGAGAGTATGTCGATGACAACCTCGCTTTTATGTGTTGGCACGGTTCATCTATCACAAAGAGAGTGGACGGTAAACTAGACTTAGTAGACCTAAGAAACTATATAACAGAACCAAACATTCAAAATCCTCAAGAAAGACGACACGCTGAAATGTGTTACTACACCTATGACCAAGTTTTCTCCAACAAGAAAGACTGGGATAACTTCGACGCAGTGGAGAGAGTTTGGGAAGCAATGCAAAAAGAAAACCAAACACAATTTAAGATTGTTGAGTTCTGGACCTTCGACAAAGAAGGCAAAAAGGTTTGTCAAAAATGGTTAGACAACACAATAACCGAATCAGAATCATTCCATGACACTGGGGAGTGGCAACCGTATATTAAACTAGAAGAATTTGAAACCCCTTACAGTAGAAAAAGACAATCAAAAAGAATGGCTCAAAAACTAGGGAAAGAAGAAAAGATGTTCCCATACGAACAAGCCGACCTATTTAAGATACCCGGAAGAGCTTTAGCAATGGGTTGTGGCGAGCTATTAGCAGGGACTCAAGAACTTTACAACGAACTATATACAAACAAGCGTAAACTAGACCTCAAGGCTTTAGCAGGCATAACAGTCCACACAGCTATACAGGGAGTCAACGGCTTAACACAACTAACTCAAGACTTTATTTCCAATCTAACTACCGGGGCAGTTGTAACACTTTCGCCAGGGGAAACACTAGAACAACTAAGGACAGATACAAATGCAGCAGACTTTACCTTAATGGAAGAAAAGATTTATGAGTTAATGAGACAGATTATTGGTATAACAGCTCAAGGAACTGGAGAAGAACAACCAGCTTCAACTTCTGCCACTCAAGCTTCTATCAATCAACAAGTAGCTAACACAGTCTTTGATTATACTCGTGAAAGAATGCAACACTTCATCAAAAGACTTTTCAATAACGGGTATGCAGATGACATCATTGAAGAACTAGATGAGAAAGAAGCAGTAGCTATTGTTGGAGATGCTAAGCAATTAGAAGAGATTGACAAGTATCTAGTAGATAACGCTCTTAATAAGTGGGCTTTAGAATACAAAAACGCTTTAGGAATGTATCCGACAGAAGACGAATACTTAATTGTTCAAGAAGAACTCAGGAACAACCTAAGAGAACAAGGAGATATGAGATTCCCGGAATTTAAGAAAGCAATGCTAGAGGGTATGGAATACTTATTTGAATTTGATATTACCCAAGAGGCGTTTGATATTAAACTAAGGTCAGATGCTTTAATAGCTATGAAGAACGACTCAGAATCAACTAAGAGTAAGGCTAAGCTAGAAGACGAACTATTAGTATTGCAAGGACTAAATCCATCAGCTTATGACTTATCACCTGAAGAGAAGCTAGAGAGACAACAGATGGCCCAACAAGAGCAGATGGCACAACAAAACGCCGTCCAGGCAAGACAAACCGCAGTTCAAGCACCTCAACCAGTAATCTAAAAAAATGAAAGAAGTTTTCTATAACAAAGAAAAAGCTGAGAAAGAGAAAAAGGAACAACAAAAAAAAGTTCTCCAAAACGAGAAGAAAGCCGAGTATCTGGAAGGGCTTAACAACAACGAGAACTTTAAGAAGTATGTACTTGACGAAATAATCAAAGAAGAAATAAGAATGAATGAGAATATCAGCGGTGAATTAGCCAACCTAGTATCAGCAGACCCAGAAACAGTGAAGAGTTTGATTGTTGCTAAATCCGGTGGACTATCATCAGCTAAGAACATTTACAATAAAATTGTTAACTATTAAGGTTAACATTTAGCTTGAACAATGCACTAAGTATTGCAGGCTAATATTAACCTTAACAACTATGCCCAAAAATGAAGACCAACCCCAAGACGAGAATGTCGAAGAGACTACACCCGTCGAGGAACGCGATTCAGAGGAAGCAGATGATGACTTTGAAAGTCTTTTTGCTGACGATGAAACGCAAGAAGATGTTCCCGTATCTCGTGAAGAGTACAATCGCCTTTTAAAAGGAACGAAGAAACTCGCCACAGAATTCGGTAGACTAAAGTCCCAGCCAAAAGAAGAAGTCAAGAATGACGAACCTATCAAAGAAACCCCTAATCAAGGTGACGATGTTAGCGAATTATTCTTTGCACAGATTCCAAAGGCTGAATTAGTGAGTGATGATTTAAAAAGTATTGCTGAAGCGAAATATGACGGTAGCATACTAAAAGCTTGGAAAGGCGAAAGCTGGCTACAAGACAAAGCATCTTCACTAGAGAATGCTAAAAAAGAAGAAGAGGTTAGCAAATCTAAAATTAATAAACCAACACAAGGTGTTCCCCCTTCTAAGCTTGATATTAAGAAGGTAAAACCAGAAGATGTTGCTAACTTAAAACCAAAAGAGAAAATCGCTTGGCTTAAACAACAAGCTCAAAAAGAACGAGAGGACACTGAGTAAGAAAAAAAATGGCTGATTATACAAACGATGTTGCGGCTTTAAATCCGCAAAATTGGGCTGATATGATGCAAGAGAACCTTTACAATGAATTGGTCGCTATGAAAGTAGCTGACTTGAAATTCAAGAAAAAATTAAGTTCAGGAACTCGTGTACATTTCCCAATGTTTGGAGCCTTATCTACAACTGCTTATGTCAAAGGATCTGATGTAACAGTTCAAGATTTAGACTCTACCGATGAATATTTAGATGTTGACCAACAGTATGAATCTTCTTTCTACCTAGACACTATTGATAAGAAACAGAATTTATATTCTGCAATGGAGGCTGGAGTAAGAGAAGCTACCTACGCTATTAAGAATCAGATTGATGGAGATTTCTTTGATGAAGTATTGAATGCTTCTGATACCCTAGATACGGGTGACCTTGCTTCAGACGATACAGGAGCTGGAACTGGAATTACTTTGACAACTACTAATGTTATTCAAGTATTCTCAACTGTTACTAGAAAACTAGCAGACTTGAACGTAATGAATAACGGAAACTTCGTTGCTGTTGTAACTCCTAGAGTTGCTTCAATTATCGAACAAAAAGCTACTGGAGTTGGATTCAACTTAGCAGAAGCTGCCTTCAAAAATGGTTATGCTGGAGACTTTATGGGATACAAAATCTATGTTTCTAACAACTTAGATGAAACCACTAACTCTTCTGACAACTGTTATATTGGAGAAGCTAAAGCTATTAGTTTGGCTCTACAAATCGCACCTACTGTTCAAATTGACAATGACCCACTTAAATTCGGTAAAATTGTTAAATACTTGGCGGTATGGGGCACCAAGGTATTCCATAAGAATTCCTACAGGTTTTTGAACCTTCAAATCAAAGATATTGGCTAATAGATTGAAAATGTGATAGAATGAGTTTATAACAATTAAATATTGTTCCTGATTGAGTAAGCACGTGAAACCGCTATACTCAATCAAGGTTTCACAACAAT